ACGAAAATGGGGAGAGGTGCAAGCCTCTCCTTTTTTATTTATCTTTGTGAAAAATAAGACAGCCAATGTGCTACGAATCTCTACTCGGCTTACAAGGTTGCGACAGACCAGAGCCAACTACTGGGCTTTACATCGATGACTTAGGCATCAATCAGACCTTGCTCGGGCAGCTAATCACAAACCAATACAATACCGGTGTTGAGCTCTTTGAAGCTAAGCGAGCATTTGCTTGGCGCAAGATGTCAACTGATATACTGAGCCGACTTAATCCAATGATGAAGGCGGACACTGTCGTTGAAGGTAAGCGCATCGGTCAAGTGGTTACTAACGCAAGTAACATCGACACATTGGTCGGCGCAGGCAAGTACACTGGCATCAGAGTGACCATTGATCCTAATACTGAAAGCTTCTTAAACTTTTACCTATCAAACTTTAAGATTGACATTTACACAATGTCAGTGCCAGTGGAAATATTTGTCTATGATATGACAACGCTGAAGCTTATTGATTCGTTCTTTTACCAATCGGAAGCGGTTGAGCAGTTTATCGGCAAGACTTACAGAGCCAATCGCAGAAAGTTGGATCTGGCATTTGTCTATGAGTCGCTATATGATACAACAAAGATGGTTGCAAAGAAGGGGCACTGCTTTAATTGCAGCGGTCAAGTTAGAGCTGCGCACATCTGCCCATTTGTGGATGCTGTTGGCATAGAGCTAACAGTTAGCGGTGATGATGTAGTGACATCAAAAGCAAAGAAGTACACGCAGGGCATGAGCTTTGTGTATAATGTAAACTGCGACAGAGAGGCTTGGCTGTGCAGCATAGGTGGATTAATGGCAATGCCGCTTGCTTATGCAACGGCGGTTGAGATTTATAACTACGGGCTCAGCATCAGTCCCAATCAGCGTGTTAATACTACGGTGAGTATCAACATTGGAAGCAAGCCTTTCGCAACTGCTGATGCCAACGATGGTATGATTGCAGGGCGCGACATTGCGGCAACAAGATACAGCGAAGAGCTCACAGCCATGTTGCAAAACATGCGACTGCCAAGCGACAATACGTGCTTTGACTGCCGCAAGAATATGAAGTATGTGACAGCACTACCATAATGGCTACTCCAAAAGAGATAAGCGATAGAATAAATGGGCTGTTCTCCGAATGGAGCGGAGGCTTTACTCCGCTATCTTTGGCTGTCCTTGATATGCGCAGGGAGATGTTTATAAGAATCTTTGGAACAGGAACAAGCGGCGGAACTAACTCCGCAGGCGCATCATTGCCAACAGTTCCTTACACTCCTGCATACGCAGCAATAAAAGCAAAGAACGGCAGACCTCCATTGGAGCTTACAGGATTTCTTAAGCGATCATTTGCAACCGATCAAAGCTCTGTATTTGCGCAAGGGTTTGATGTTGCCATCTACATACAAGCAGATGAAGTCGGCAAGGTAAACGGGCTTGAGAAATTATACGGACCAATCTTCCAACCAACAACAGAAGAACAATCGGCAATGCTTCAGCTACATGCTGAGTTACTTGTTGAGCAAATATCAATACAGATTTCTAAACCATGAATCTACTTAAGACCATAATCGAAAGGCTCAATCAGCGCATTGAGGTTGCAAATATCTTCGACAAGCAGTTCGGACTTTGCGAGCTTAACGCTAACGGCAACGAGAAAGCTTGGGTGCACTACATTGGCAATGGTCAAGCGGAGGTTGTTACCAACTTCGATGCAAAGCAAGGTACATTGTTCTGGGCTAAGCGAGGTAAGGTGACAGTGGTTAAGACTGATGCATTTAGATTAAGTGGATGCAAGCAGCTATACATCACAAGCTTTCCACTTACTGCTTATGCAGTGGTCCGCAAGAGCCATCTGCCATGCGACAGCGAAGATGCACAGGATTGGCTTGCTTCGAGAATCTACAAAATCACAAGCGGAACGGATCCGGTATTTAAGCAAGCAATCGGAGTGATCAATTACGAGGTTGTGCCAAGTGGCTACATTAACGAGATCAAAACGCTAACAGCAAACTATGAGTGGGCATGTGTTTCGGTTGACTTTGATATTCAAGTAATCACAACAACAGAGGATGGCTGCTATGACATTTGCCAAACGGGAGACATTCCACTTCCAGACCTCCCTGCTTGCACTCCTTGCTTGACTGAGGTTGCTGTTGATGGTGTTACTATCACAGGCAACGGAACGGCAGAAGATCCACTGAGCGCAGTTGGTGGTGGTGGCGGTACTCCGCTAATCACTAAGGAGGAAGGCACTAATGTCAGCACCAATACCACTACATTAAACTTCACAGGCGCAGGGGTAACAGCATCACTGACATCGCCTGGAGTGGTTGAGGTGAACGTGCCAGGCGGAGGAGGCGGCGGCGGCGTGACATCGGTAAGCGGCACAGCACCAATTGCATCAAGCGGCGGTGCTACTCCTGCAATCAGCATAAGCCAAGCATCAACCTCAACAGATGGCTACTTAAGTCAGACCGATTGGGATACCTTCAATAATAAGTTTGATGTGCCAACGGGATTGGTCACAGACTACCTTGACGGATTAGGCACACCGACACCATTCCCTGCCATTCCAGTAGGCACAGTAACATCGGTTAACTCAGGCATCAATATCAATGTTGACAATACCAACCCAGCAGCACCGATTATCAATTCGCTTGCTGATAGATACAAGACATCTTCAGTTACATCAAATAGCATAAGCAACGGGTCAAAGAATTTTACTGTTGACTTAAATCTATCCTACATTCCATTGCAGGAAATCCTTGTTGTGTTTAATCCTGCAAATCATATGCACGGAGAAGTAACAAGTTATAATGCTGCTACTGGTGCGCTTGTTGTAGATATTAAGACTCATACTGGCAGCGGAACTTATACTTCTTGGGTTTTGAATCTTGATGGTACACCAGTTGATGCAATAACTGGAAGTGGAACTGCTAATGAGATTGCATACTTTACTGCTGCAAGAATCATAGCATCATTACCAGTTGCTACCTATCCAAGTCTTACTGAGTTAAGCTATGTCAAAGGAGTAACATCTGCGATTCAAACACAGATAAACGGCAAACAAGCAACAATCACTCCTGCGGCACTAACTAAGGTTGATGATACCAATGTCACTCTGACACTTGGCGGAACTCCTGCAACGGCCCTACTGCAAGCTGCATCAATAACGGCAGGATGGAGCGGTACTCTGGCAGATGCTCGTATCACAAGTGCTGCAACGTGGAATGCCAAGCAGAATGCAATCACGCTAACAACAACGGGCTCAAGTGGAGCGGCAACTTTGACGGGTGCGACATTGAATATTCCGCAGTATGCAGCTCCAGTAATCTACAAGTCAACAACTGATGCTGGTGCATTTTTAAGCATTGTTAACACTGCTGTTTACACTCAGTTGATAGCTGCTAATACATACGCAATTGGCGATATAATAAGGGTTAATTTCAGAGCAAGAAAAACGGGTACTGCTGGTATTCAGACATTGAGAATTTACGTTAATGCTACTGCTGATTTATCTGGTACACCTTTGCTTGTTGGTCAGTATAGAGGTATTGCCAATAATACTTTATTTCAGATGCAAAGGCATCTTGTGATTAAATCATCAACGGCAAATACTGAAGTTTTCTCAACTGCGACTACTGGTGCTTTAACAGACTTTGCCCAAGATGTACCAAGCACAATTGTTATTGATTGGACGGCAACAAAATACTTTGTATTTGCACTTCAAAATGCAAGTGCTTTAGATACTAACTATGGCTCAATGTACTTAATCGAAAAACTATGATAGACATAACTCTTGAAGCTGGCTTTGTCACCTTTACAACATCGGTACTTGGAGCAGTTGCATCCAATGTGGAACTATGCGAAGTGGTTGATGAGAACTCCTTGCACTTAGGTACAAATGTGGGCACCTTCCTAATCAACATCGAGCAGTTTACAATCAATACAATCACATTCTCGACCTCAACTGAGGCGGTTAACTACATACTAAACAACTAAAATCATGGCAGGAGTAAAAATTACAGACTTAGTAGCAATCACAGAAGCAGCAAGTGCTGACTTGCTCTACATTGTAGATGTAAGCAACACAACCCAATCACCTGAAGGAACATCTTCGCAGATTGAGGTGGGTAATATGTTTAGCAGTGGCACTTATACACCGACATTTAGTGCTGAGGTAGATTGTACATTGACTGCAATAAAAGGCTACTATATTAGAGTAGGCAATATGGTAACTTGCAATGTAAATGTAAATGCTCAAGGACCTGGAGTATTTCCTACAACTTATGAAT